CAGCCGCCCAAAGGGGGAAGGCTCTCTTTGAACGCTTCCGTTTGGAACCTTTCATCGCCTGAGCCATCAGGACCTCCCAGTTAACTTCGATAAGAACTGATAGTATCTCGCTAAGTTCCCCCCCCCGCAATTTCGGTCGTTCATGCCTCCGAATAGTGGCTTGAGGGTGGCTATCCGGCCCGGAGGGCAGCGGCGTAACCTTTCAACCGCACTCCAAAGCCTGCTGCACCTGCGCCGGGACAGTCAGATTGCCAAAAACAACAGCATAAAGACGATGGACTCCCAGTCGAGGAGAACCGCGCCCGCGGCCAGAAGATGGCTCCCTATGGACCTGAGCAGTAGCACGATGGGATCACGTTCGGCGGCACAGGGGCGCCCCTCATGTTCGCCGACGCTGAACCGAAAACGCTGACCACGGCTTAATACGACCCCGCTGGGCAAGGCCGACTTGTGAAAAAAACATCTTTGCCCGAAACGTCGGGCCGCAGGAAGCCAAAGCCCGAACCGTTCCAGTGCACACAAACGCCTTCAATCCGTTCAGCCATCTTAAAATCCTATGAGAGTGTGGGGGCCGCCGCAGCGTACATCCGGCCGCGGCGACCCCTGCCGCTGGGCCTGAAGGGCGCAGGACAGCGGAATAAAAAGCCGGAGCGGAAGCGGAGGAAACCGCCCCGGCAGTCAAATCGGCGGAAAGGTAATGAACCGCCGAACCTAATAGACGACCTTCGGATAGCGGAGCACGCGATTGAAGTCTGAGCTCTTCGGCCGTTTCCACTGCCGCAACAGGATCGCGGCGACACTGCGCGGGTCTTCGCCGGGTTTCAGCTCTCGCGAGAGCCGGTGCTTGTCGATTGCCGTGCCCCGTTTATCGACCAGTGTGACCGTACCGTCCTCGACAATGTAATGCCCCTCCTCGACCGCGCCTGGATAGCGGGCGCCCCGGGGCTCCGCGACTTGAATCCGTACCGTACGAATTTCCATTTCAAACTCCCTTCGGCAATGAGGGGTAATGAATCTCGCGGCGGAAGCTATCGAACTGCCGCGTTGTTCTGGCGTGCCTAAGCATCATGACCGCATAGCGTGTTGCAGCCATCAGATCGTCGCCCTCCTTAAAAACTTTTCCGTCTTTGCGATGGTACAGCCGGAATTCCTCGAACCAGTCGTTGAGGTGCTTGAACACCTTGAAGCGCCCCGCCTGCATCATCGTGAGCATCTTCATTAGGCCGGCTTCGACGCTGACGCTGCCGTCCTCGAACTGCGCATGCTCAAACAACAAATCTAAGCCTTGCTCGCGATACTGCTCGGCAAGCGCCACGCCTGCGCCCTCCAGCGTCTCCCGGCGGCCGTCTCGCGGCCAGGCCCAGCGCAGGTCTTTCCCCCATGAGCGCAGAGCCCCGCTGTGAATGACCGGCGTTGCCTCACGCACGCGATAGGTCTTGGTGACATAGATCGTGTCAGTCTCCCGATCCCAGGCGATCTCGACCGCCGCGAACGGATGATCCCAACCAAAATCCATGCCCCCGATGCGCGGCCAGTGTGCCGGTATCGAGCGGTGTTCAGTGGCAATGCGTTCTTCAGTGATCGGGAATATGCGGCCCGAGCCTAGAACCGGGATACCCTTAACGCGGGCTTCCTTCTCATGCTCCGGGTAGCTCGCAATGATGCGTTTCTTCTCTTCCTCGCTGTAGTGATCCACGTCGTCGATCGTCATGCTCGTCACAGTCCGATCGGGCGAGCGTTCGTGCAGGAAGCGCCGCACCACCTCCGAAACACCCTGTAGCGGGGTGAACGTCATCCACACCGGACCATTGCCGACGTTCGTGCGCGTTAAGTCTTCGGTGTAGATGTCGGCCGGCGGCTCCTCATCGAGCCATATCCAGTCGAGCGTTTCACCTTGGAATTTCTCCCGGCCCGACATGTACGATTTCAGGCCGATGATTGATGTCCCGCCGCTGATGTGATGCACCTTGATCGTGTCGAGCAAGTCCGCAGTGCCGCGTCCGCTCACCAACTCGCCCAAAGCATCTTTTGGAATAGCGCCCGAGCCGACCTGGCCCGAACGCCCAACCAAAACCTTTTGCACCGTGTCGCGGACAACTTCACCAGTCACACCGCAGCACCAGCCGACCGTAGGCTTGTCGAAGCGGCGACCTTGCCACCAATCAGGATAGCGGCCGGTGGCGTGCATCGCCGCCTCAAATCCGCCCGCGAGCGTCTTGCCTAGCTGGTTGCCGGCCATAAGCAGACGTTCGCGAGCCTTGGCGTGATGAAACTCACGTTGTCGAGGGTAAGGACTGTAATAGCCTAACCTGTTCTCTGTACGGCGCCGGCTCAGCTCCGACTGTAACGTCGATAACAGTGCTTCGGTGGAGTTCGAGTCTAAGTCGTTCAATGAATTGCTCCAGCTCTTCGTCCGACAATTCGTGCAATTGTTGGGAGTGCGTTATCTCGAACTCCTTCGGCAATAGGCTCGCTGCGATCCGTAAATATTCTACGGGTTTCTCCACACGGGTAATCCGTACCGTCTCCTCGCCGAACTTCTCAAAGTCTTCGGCGAACGCGGTCAACAATGCCGTGCTGATGCGGTTGCGGGCGCCTTGTCTGCGCCCGCCACCCTTGTTGCCTCCGTCACCCCTCTGGAATAGCGCCATCTTTCTGCTTCTCCTCCAGCAACAGGGCCTCGACCCGTTCGGCAATAGCAAGCATCGCGCTATGGCAGAGACAGTGCCCTCTGGCGTCAATCATCTGGCGGATGCTCACCATCGGTACGCCGGCCGGAGTGATCAACCTGGCGTAAGAGTCGAGGTAGTGGTCCAGCTCCGCCCGATGGTTTTCTATTTTGTCCGCCACAGCGCGAAGCTGCGCGATCTTGTCTTCCGCAGGAGACAACGTGGCAGGCGGCGCCGCCGGTATTGTCTCCCGCGCCTTTGGCGTTCGATCCCTCATGTCAGGGTTGCCCGCGGCTGCGGATCTTGCGATCGTTTGGGCCGGACTGTCCCTCAACCGCGTCCCAAATATCGTACGAAACTTCTCCGCCGGTCGGGTCGCTCGGGAGCTTGTTGCGGAGGATCGGATCGTTGGAGGTGTAAGCCCCCGTTCCGTCTGGAACGCGATTGCCTTTGGGGTTGCTGTCCCAGGGGTCAGTCCTGCGCTTGGTGAAGTTTTCACCCTCGGTCCCGTCCACACCGCAGCCCGGCTTGACCGAATCATCGCGCCTTCTGATCGTCATTGTCTCAATTCCTTATCATCTGTGGAGCGAAGCTCCGCTTCTTGCTGAACGAGCTTTTCGGTGCCGTTCAATAACCGTTTTGCTTCCGCCGCCTTTGTCTGCAGGCGACGCAGTTCCTTGTCGCGATCGTTCTCGCGCTTGGCGATTATCTCGCGAATGTCGGGATCAAGCCGCGCGAACCGTACCTTATCCTCACGCGGCCACGATCTCGGCGGATCAATCTTGATAATCGTCTCCAGCGCAGCCTGAACAATCGCAGTTCGGACTGGGTTCGATAGCCCGAATTTGTTATGTAGTTTTTCAATCGCATTCAGTTGTGCCAATATTTATTGTTGAGGATGCACTCCCATATCTGCCTGCTCAAGTGCAAACAGAGCAACCGTAGTGGGCTTGGCCGGACATCTCCGTGCCGATTTTGAGCTTGCCCATTTATTGAAAGCGTCCAGCCGGGTGCGAATATCCGCCGATAGTTCGTTGACCGGGAAGGGTCGGATTCGTTTTGCGAGTTCAGCGGCGACTCTCTGGTCTCCTGCGTCAAGCTTGAGGATCTCCTCGCGCTGTTTCGCGGCTTGTAGCTGCTCCGCAAGGGTCATCAGCGTCCGGCACCGCGCAGAGCTCTATGCAATGACTCAAGCTCACGCTTTCGAGTCAGTAGAGATGCATGCTCTTTGGTGACCTGGGTCTGCTGCTCCAGCCACAAATCAGTTTGCTTTAGGTCCGCGATCCGGGCCTCTGGGGATTTCATCATGTAGCCGGCCTTGAACAGCCGCCAGCTTTCTTCCTCGTCATGGTCACCGTACTTGGCCATCTGGTCGATGATGCCATCGCTCATCTGTTTGCTCCTTATCTCGATGCCGCTCTGCGGGCGATAACGTATGCTGCCGCTTCTTTGGCGCTCATGGACGGCTTCAACTTGGCCTGTGCCTCGGCCAATGCGGCCTCGGTGCGCGTCTGGAATTCTGCTGGCGAGCCTGGACGTATCACTTGCGGCACCGGCCTATTCACCGCCCGCCCACGGCCTCGCGGCTCATCCGGTACGAGAGGGCATCAGAAAGCATGAGTTGGAAGTTTGCCGACCTCATGAACGTTGCCGCATCAACCCGCTGTTGGCCGCTGTAGATCGCCCCCAGCTCTCGC